CCGGAGAGAAAGGCGGGATTAACGGCTACTTCCGTCAGCTTGGTGACTCTCGGGTCACTTCTGTCTGCAGGGAAATACACTGGGTCGGGTGGTGCCATGGCACAAGCACCGTCCCCCAGGGTAGGATCCCAACAGATCAAATCCTTGCCCCGTACCTCAGATTCGGAGAGAACTCTCTTGGAGGGTTCTGCATCCGATTGGTGCGGCGACATGGTCATGCTGACGCGGGATATTCTGTCATCGCCCGGGCGATAGGAATTCTCGACGCTATGCTTTCCCGGCTTGTAGAAACCGACGAACGTCGGTGGAAACAGCCTGAAGCTCGCGCCGAGGTCCTCCTTTCTCCCGGTCTCAAGACTCGTGTGGTCGGTGTTCCGAACGCACTTGTCTTTGCAGAGGGTGATTGGATCCGTCGATCCGCGCCTTTGCTTCCTAGGGAGCATTGGTACGTGAAAGAAGGGTTCCACCCCGACGGTAGAATGTTCCGCACACCGGGAGAATTTCTGTCCAGTGACCTTTCCAAGGCCACTGATGGACTTTCTCACCAGTGCGTCGAAGCCGTAATCGATTCCCTGTTTGCCGGCGGCGCCATTCGCAAGAATGACGTCCGCCGCGCCAAATGGGGTCTCGGGCTGGAAACCCCCACTAAATGGTCTTGTGGGAACCATTTGTGGTGGGCGAAGAGGGGATCTCCGATGGGCACTCCTCTTTCCTTTATCGTTCTTTCTTGGGTTTCTGCCTGGACTGTACAGTCCATGGTAGACGGTCGAGTGCACGGGGACGACGCCGTTGGCATTGTCGTTGATCCACTTACTGTGGACGACTACTCTGCCGCGGTAGAGTTTACCGGCGCGTCCCTCAACCGGACCAAGAGCTTCAGGTCTCGTCAGAATTTTACGTTCTGTGAGACTTGGGGCGCTCTGGGTCAAACCAGAACAAAGAAGATAAAGGGAGTGGTAGTCTTCGTCCCTCCTCCCTGCCCCGCGCCGGGCCTTAGGGCCCCGGTCGCGGCGGAGAGTAGGTCCACTCCTGTCTATTTGCGTAGACAGGAGCGGGTGATGAAGACCCTCTTCCCTTGGATAGTTAACGACCCCCGTGTGCGCCTCCCTGTGGAGGTCGGGGGTCTTGGCTATACGGGGAGAGGTCTTGCTGTGAGTAACTCCGTTCGTCGACGGCTCGCATACGCCCTTTCCAAAGGCGTTGCGGACGTTGCGCTTGCGGAGTCTCTCGTAGGCAAGAAACCATTCAAAGAGGAGGGCCTCTACCCGAGAACTTTGGTACCTGTTGCGAAGAACCCGGTGCTCCTTTACAGGGCATCGGCGATGGTAGACAAAATCCCCTACAGGGACAATGCCGGCATCGAGGTACCCCTTTCTAGCGTTGTCGCCTGGAAAGCTGAGATGTCTCAGAAGATATTCTTCAGCCTGGGCGGAACGACTAGAAGGGTTAAGGTCTCGGGTAGACCAGAAAAGACAAGAGGAAAGATCTTCAAGGGTCTTAAGTCCCCACGCATCAAGCCTCTTACAAGGCAGGGTGGTGTGGGTGCACTTAAGAGGTTCGCACTTCGTGTGCGCAACCAGCCCTTGTTGATCAATCCAGCGATAGCAACTCAGATTCTGGGTAGAACCCAAG